AAGACTAGAATGGAATATGAAAAGAAGGATGGCACTACTAAAGTGGTGAGGGGCTTTAAGCTATAATGCTGGTGCAAGCCAACACACTGTATAGCGAAGCCGGTCTAACTAAAGTACAGTTAGAGATTCGTCTTGTGGCACTGAATAACTTTGAGGCGTTTATTCGTCTAGTGGCTCCGTACCAACTTATAGCGCACTGTCACAGCGTTATGTGTAAATGGGCTCAAACTAATGACAACGAAAACAGACTCCTCCTCTGGCCCCGCGATCACGGTAAGTCTCGCTATTCAGCTTTCTACGCAGCTTGGGAAGTTGTCCGTGATCCTTCGACAACTATTATCTACGCTTCAGCAACTGCGGAAAAGGCAGAAGAGCAACTCAGGTTTATCAAGACTATCCTCGCGGGAAAGGTGGTTGCACGATACTTCCCCGGACTTATCCACCCCGATGAGGGACGAAGGGAGTCGTGGAATAAAACCTCCATTGTTGTCGATCATCCCTTCCGAGATAGGGAAGGTGTAGTTGACTCCACGATCATGACTTGTGGTCTGGAGAAAACCATTACTGGTAAGCACTGCAAACGCCTCCTTATGGATGACATCGTAGTGCCAGAGAACAACACAGAGACAGGGAGACGGGACGTAAACAACTGGGCCGCACAAGCCGCATCTATTATGAGTGCTGAAAGCTCCATGTTCGTAGTGGGTACAAGATATCATCCAATGGACGCATACCAGATCATGATGGACATGGACTTTGAAGACCCCATTGAGAACGAGGACGGTGAGATTGTTCTTGAGGAAGTCAACATGTTCACCGTGATGCAGGATGATGTGGAGGTGGACGGTGACTTCTTATGGCCCCGACAGCAACGTAAAGACGGCAAGTATTTCGGATTCAACCCTCGCATCCTTGCAAAGAAAAAGGCTGTCTACGAAGCCAACAACCAAATCACCCAATTCTACGCCCAGTACTACAATGACCCCAACGATAAGTCTACTGCGCCTATTTCTAGAGACTTGTTCCGCTATTATAAAAAAGAAGAGCTAGAGTACATAGCCGGGGTATGGATGATCCAAGGTAAGCCATGCTGGCTGTATGCAGCCGTTGACATGGCAGCTTCTACCAAGGATAGGGCTGACTATACAGTAATCATCGTCGGGGCTATTGACGACGAAGGCAATAGATACGCTATCGACATCAAGCGGTTTAAGACCCAGAGAGCCTCAGAGATATTTGACGCTATCAAGGAGTCTTACCTATCGTACCAGTTTAAGAAGCTACGGATAGAAGCCGTGTCAGGATTTAGGCTTGTAGCCCAAGACTTGGCGGACAGACTAACTGAAGAGGGTGTGCGTATACCAATCGACTTGTATATACCTCCCAATTCAGATGGCAAGTTCGCTAGGGTTAACGGAATACTAGAGCCCTTATATCAAAGTGGTGCTATTTACCACTACCGAGGTGGTAACTGCCAGATACTAGAGGATGAGCTAGTTAGCGTTAACCCACTTCATGACGACACTAAAGATGCTTGGGCGATGACCTGCGATGTTATGGTAAAACCTATACCTCGTAGACAACAAGGAACAAAGAACGTGTTACCATTTCACAGTAGGTTTGGCGGGGTAGCGGCATGAGTAGATCACAATCCAGTGGAACAATGCTTACAGTGGAGGCTAGTGATGTCGATGAGATTGCAGTCCGTATTGCAGAGCTTTGGGAAAGATATAACACGGAACGCCGCAGTGCTCTTACGCTTAATGAAGAGGCCCGCAGATTTATATACGCTACCGACATTGATAGCACTTCTGCGGCTGACCTACCACACAAGAATAGAACGCACCAACCCAAACTCACACAGATAGCAGATACTCTGAAGTCTCAATACTACGAGGCCTCACTCTCCATGCCTGAGTTCTTTCGCTTTCCTGCTCCCCGCAAAGTAAGCGATGCTGTAGCACGGGCTATGGAGAAGTGGATACGAGTTAAGCTAGAGGCCCGTAAGTTCCGTGAGACTACTGGTAGGCAGCTTATTAACGACTACGTTGACTATGGTAACTGCTTTGTGTCTTTGGAGTACACGGTAGAGAGGGATAACCAAGGTAGGGTTATTTATACTGGCCCCATATGGAATAGAGTGTCCCCTATGGACATAGCGTTTAACCCCCGCACCAGCTTTAAGAAGAGCCCCAAGATGGAGCGTCTGCAGGTGCATGTGGCAGATATCAAAGACTGGCCCGACACCTTTCCGAATAGCGGATTCAAGAAAGGCATCATTGCTAAGGCAATAGCCACTCGCCACCCGGATGGGATAGACGACTGGATTGAAGTAGTCAAGAACCGTGGCATTAACATGGATGGCTATGGTGGCTTTGACCAATACTTCAAGCAGGATTTGGCGGAGATTATTATCTACCGTGGGGACATGTTCGACCCTAACACAAGTAAGACATCTCGTAATCGTGTTATCTACATTATGGATAAAGTGCATGTCATCAGAAATGAACCTTCAAAAGCTCCATCAGGTTTCGACGGCATACACCATGCTGGTTGGAGACTTCGCCCCGACAACTCTTGGTCACAGGGGCCGCTTGATAATCTTATTGGGATGCAGTACAGGATTGACCATCTGGAAAACCTTAAGGCTGATATCTTTGATATTATTGCTCAACCCGTTATCTTTGTTAAGGGGGATGACGTTCAGGAACCTTCTGACGGGTATAGGCCGGGAGCAGTGTATTATGGTGGGGTGGATAGCGATGTTAAAATGCTCGTCCCCGATGCCACCGCACTCAACGCAGACAACCAGATAGCTAATTATCATCGTATGATGGAGGACTGGGCCGGGGTTCCCCCGGAGTCCCGTGGCATCCGTACCCCCGGAGAGAAGACCGCCTTTGAAGTCAGCAAACTAGACCAGAATGCTACTATGGGCTTTGTAGATAAGGCTCGTGTGTTTGAGCGTATGATAGAAACTATGCTCAAGGAAACCTTTGAGTTAATGCTCATCAACTTTGATATCGAAGACTACAAGGATATCTTTGGAGAGGACGAGGAAGGCGAAGCCCTAGAGGTACTCGCATCAATGGATACCATTGCCCGTGGAGAGTTTGTAGCTATGGGTGCACGGCACTGGACTAGGCGTAATAGGGAGACTCTAGAGATGAATACCTTTATGAGTGGCCCGATGCAAGACCCCAAGATCAGAGCACACGTATCTGGCATTAAGATGGCTGAGTTCTGGGAACGTAAGTTAAACATAGAAGACGAAGGTATTATTGAGGAGAATGCAGGAGTTAAGGAAGATGTCCGAATTCAAGCAATCGCTCAAGAAGAGGCTCAAGCACTCCAGCAAGAAAGCGGGAGTGATCCAATCGGCGTTGGGGATCAGTCGGGAACTGGAACACAGACTTTTACCGAAGGAGAAGGACCGCAAAACAGTCCGAGCCCAAGCGGCCAGCAGCCCGGAGCTAGTAAAGTTCCTCAGTGATATAATGATAGAAGAGTACTTCGCTGAAACCTTTACCAAGAGTTACAGTGAAGAGAGAGCTTACGCAGACGGAATAGCGCACCACGCTAAACATATATTTGACCTATTGAAAGGATTAGAAAATGGCTGAAGCATTGACCGATGCTCTAGAAGCTGTAGAAGTTACCCCTCCTGCAGAAGTAGCCGTACAAAGCGAGGAAGATAAAACGTATTTAAATAACCTCGTAGGCGAAGGAAAGAAGTTCGCAAAAGACGAAGCCCTCGCAAAAGCATACCATCATGCAAACCTTCATATTGAAGAGTTGAAGTCTGACCTAGATGTATACAAAGATGGTAAAGAGCTTCTTAACGAAGTTCTAGACGAAATTCGTAATACTTCTTCAGATGAGAGTACGGATGCCCCGGCCCCACAACAAGCCCCGGCTGAAGCTCCACACCAGAAGGACGATGTAGCGAAGCTCGTTAGTGAAGAGTTCTCAAAGAAGGAACGAGAAGCCTTGCAAAGGGCCAATGTTAAAGACTCCCTTGAGAAGCTCTCAGTGGTTTACGGAAGTGAGGCCGCAGCTAAGGTCGCCGTAACCAAGACCATAAATGGTGATGTCAATATTCAGGCTGCCATTGATAGTCTGAGCTTAAAGAGCCCAGATGCTATGGTCAAGTTTATCACTGGTGTTACTCCTGCTGAAACTATAGTAGAAGGAAACACTCCCGGTGTTGACGCTGCTACACCACCATCTATTAGTGGTGTGGGATTGACTTGGGAACAATGTAGGCAAATCCGTAAGGAAGACCCTCGCAGGTACAAGAGTGCTGAGTTCCGTCAATCTATACAGGCTGCTGCAAATGCGGCTGCCGCTAACGGTGTTGACTTTTTCGCAACATAGTGGAGAAAGGAGTATTTAGATGGCTCTAGATACTGTCAATAACTCTACATTAGTCCGCACAAACGTATGGGCTAATGAAGTTAAGGATGTTCTCCAAGAAGAGTTGATGTTAGATTCTCATATCCGTTGGATCACTGAGTTCCCTGATGGCGACACTTTGAACATTCCTACTCTCTCTGAAATGACCGTTCGCAACTATTCCGAAGGTGCGACGATCACTTTGGACGATCCCACTACTGGTAATTTCACTCTCACGATTGATAAGTATTACCAGTCTGGGTTCAAGATTCCTGAGAAGTTCCGTCATGACTCGTTCTACGTGTCTGTGGCGGAGTCGAACTTCGTTCAGAAGCTCACTCGCGCTCTTTTAGAGCAGAAGGAATCCGATATCGCTAACTTGCAGTCAGGCCAAACCGCCTCTAACCCCAACGTCATTAACAGTGGTGATCACCGTTATGTCGCTACGGGTACAAGTGAAGCCATGACCCTTGCCGATATGCAGAAGGCTAAGTTGTCTCTGGATCGTGCTAAGGTTATGCGTGGTGGACGCCGAGCGTATGTTGACCCCTCGGTCACTTACGAACTGCAGCAGATCAGTAATATCATCCAACAGGATGTCTATGGCGGCAATGCCCACATTAAAGAGGGTATGAGCGGCACGACTTACGTTGGACGTTTTGCTGGTTTTGATCTGTTTGAGTCCCTCTTCTTGGATGATGCAGTGACTGAAACGATTACGGCTACTGCCCCTAACGCAGGTTCCGAGACTGGCACAAGTGCCTTCGTGAACATGTTCCTTGGTGAGGAAGCCTTTATCGGTGCTATGCGAGCCATGCCTGACATGGACGCTTGGTATGACAATAACACTCGTTCAGATGTATATCACGTCACGATGCGTTACGGCATTAAGCTGTTCCGTCCCGAGTCGATGGTCTGCATTTTAACTGAATAGTAGGAGGTATATATTATGACACAACGTAGAACTCCTGCAGGTTCCGGTGCCGGTACTGGCACAGGTTCCGAACAGACTGGTAGCGCGTCCACTACTTTGAATGCCCCCGTGGCTCTCGTCTTTGACGAAATCCCCGGAGTGATCAATGGTATGGGTGACGGCCATGTTTGGTACGACATCATCGACGGTACGCTATTTTCAGGTACTGTTGAACGTGCTTCGTCCGACTTCGTGTGGCAGTTTACTGCTGCTGATAATGGCCGCATTGAAGGCATCATGTATGCTAACGGTGCGACTGCTATGGACGGTACTAATGGCTGGGAATTGGCGTTTATTAACGACACCAATAGTGATGCCTCGCTAGCGTATTTTGGTTTTGGTTCCGGTACGGAAGCTGCCAAAGGTACTGACAAAGATGTAGCGGTTGATGCTGCTGCCATTGTGTATCTCTCTAACAGCTTGACTGCCACTACGGCACGGTTTAACCGTGGCGATGTGTGTGAAGTTACTGCTGATAGGGATGGCACTGCTGGTGTTGGCTCTTTCCGCCTTCTCGTATCCTACGAGTCTGAAGGATATACTGCTTAGTAGTTTGGGGGGAGCAACATCTCCCCCCTTCTACTTCCACGCTAAGGCTGCATTACTGCAACCACGTAAGGATAAGTAAATGGCTGTCGAACACTCAACACTCACGACTACTGACCTGCACGAGCCGAAGGGTGTTGCGGCTGCCAGTGCAGATCAAATCTATATTGCCAATGGCTCTGCCAGCGGCGTGTGGACTGATGCTGATAATAGTATCTACCTCTCCGTGCACGAAGCTGATGTGTCTACTGCAGGAAGCGTATGGATACCTGCCCCGTGTACCGGAACCATTTCAAAGATTCATACCATCATTGACGGCGCTATTGCTACTGCCGATGCTGGCATTACCTTTGAAATCAATGGGACTCTCATTACCAATGGTGCAATCACCATTGCTAACTCCGGTAGTGCTGCGGGGGATGTAGATAGCTCCACACCTTCTGGTGCTAATACTCTGGCTATTGGTAATAAGCTGGAGTGCATTACAGATGGTGCATCTACCAACACTATTAAAGTCACTTATATGTTTACTGTTACGCCTACGTAAGGAATAAGCTATGAAGCTCACCCTCCTTGAGATTGTGCAAGATATGCTCACTGCTACTGACTCGGAGAATGTCTCTACAGTCGGTGAAACAGAAGATGCGGGAATGTGTGTTAATATTGCCAATAGAGAGTTTGAGCGGCTTATCTCTAAGTTTAGGTGGCGGCATACCCGTACCTTTGGGAAGCTAGTCACTAGAACTAATCTGCATGAGATGAATATCCCGACCACGGCTATTGCTATCGTGCCCAATACTTTGTACTACGAAGGTGACAGAGTGTATTGGATGGATGCTGACTCGTTCCTTAGCTATACCCTACCCCGCCTTGCCACTGAAAGCAACATTGTAGAGACTGGTGACATTAAGGTTTATACTGATCGTAATCCTCAATACTACACCAGCTTTAACGACGAGGTACTAGTCTTTGATGCCTATCCTACTGCTAGTGGGTTAGTCGCTGCCGACACAGATTGCATCCTCTACAATGCACCTACCTCACGACTAACTTCTGATGGGGACTTTTTCGACCTACCGCCTCAAGCATTCCCGGCTCTTGTTCTCCGCTGTATTACTAAAGCTATAGCTGAGATTAAAGGGGATACTCAAGGGGCTCAATTTGAGAAACGTGACGCTGACAATGCTGTTGCCGCTCTCTCACGTAACGCTAGACTGGTGGATGTCTTCGATGACCGAAGGGACCACATAGTACCACGGAGGTCTATGCGTAATACGTTTAACAGAACAGTAAGGATTATAGCCTAATGCAACCCGTTGATTTGACCAAATTCAAGAACTCATCTGGCTGGCATGTTATCCACAACCCGGATTGTATGCAGTACGAAATCAAGAACGCTAAAGGGAGATCATTACCCGGAGTATGGACTCACAGACGGTTCGCTGACAAGTCCCTCTTTGATTACCTGTCCTCGGTACAGGAACCTATCCCGGTTAATAAGAAACAAGCTAAGAAGAAGAAGCTATCAGTTCCGATTAAAGCGTCAGGAATAAGTGAGCATGTCAACACGTAAGCTCCAATTACCCGTTGCAGGTTTTACTGACGGGTTGAATACCGAAGCCTCTGTCCTTAATGTCCTCCCTTCCGAGTTCATGGACGGTACTACGAATGTAGTGCTGCACCAGAATGGTTCGGTACGTAGGCGTAAGGGTGTGGACTTCCTTGGAGCCTCTGATGCTGGTGGCTTCTTACAGACTGTACGTACAAGCTCCATTGGCGATGAGCTAAAGCAGGAGTCCCCTGCCGCCAAGCATGTGCGCTTAACAGCTAGTAACGGCTCTATTGTTGAGAAGATCGTTGTCGATATGAACAACGAGTTCTGGATATTTGACGTTACGGCTACGGCCCTAACTAATATTGACTCCCCGACCCAGACTATTGTACGTACTGTAAGTGGCATAGTTCACTCGGACCCGGAACAGCGGTACGTAAACATGCAGTTTGAGCAGTCGGGTAATCGTCTGTTCTTTGCTGGTAAGCATATCCATCCGGGGTACTTACAGGTAGCCGCTGACAACACCTCTCTTGAGGTGGTCTATATTAATATACTTATTCGTGACCCTAATGCCTCTAAACTCAATGACCAGAGAAAGCACGGTTCTCCTAGTGTTGGGTACGAGTGTATTAAGACCCATACCTCTGCAACCTCCCTTAATGAACCCGGAGTAGGTACAGATTGGGAGACTTATTGGTTTGCTAATGAAGGGGCTACTACCTTCTCTGCGTGGGCCAATGCTACAGATTACGAAACTACTTTCCTAAACCGTTATGCTAAATCTATATCTGTAGTTGCTTCGGATACATTCCCGACTACGGTTGACTTCTTCTCAGGGAGGGCGTGGTATGCGGGTGATCCGAAGTTCCCGAACAACGTTTATTACTCGCAGATTGTCATCAATGATGGCGATCTGGAGAAGTACCATCAGTTTGCTGATCCTTTTGACACTAGTGATCCTGCTATTGTCGCTGATGATGGGGGAGTCATTGCGTTCCAAGGTGCAGGGCTGGTCAGAAAGCTACTCACGCTGGGTACGTCGATCTTCGTAGGCTCTAACACTGGCATCTTTCAAGTCACAGGGCCACAGAGTTCCTTCAAGGCTACCGACTTCACTACCTTCTCCGTGCTGAAGGACGGCATTGACGGCCCTGAGAACATGGTGGCAGTTGATGATGAGTTCGTAGTCTTTGGGCAGGACACCATCTGGCGATCTACTATCCAGAGTTCTCTCAATATAACCACGTCAGGACAGGCTACATTCAAGAGCCTATCAGAGAACCGTGTAGAGACACTGTACACCTCTATACCCACGGGTAGTAAGAGAGCCGCTAGGGCTATCTACAACCCCTCTGAGCGGCGTATATACTACTTCTATAATAAGATATCTACGGACTATGATAAGTCGTACTCCGTGTTGGAACAACCGGGGTA